TTGGCTCGCAAGTTCTTACGCCAGAGGAGCGAGCAAAAGACGCTGCGGGGACATTTACTGGGGCTTCTGATGTTGCCGAAAATTTAGATATATACAGCTTTCAAAAAGCTAGTGAGTACTGCGGGGGTTTGGTAGACGGTGAGCCACGATTTAGCTGCAATGTGTTGCTGCAAACGCAGCAAGAGGCTTACAAGCTTATTCAAGAGATGTGCTCTGTCTTCAGGGCTATGCCGTTTTGGGAAGCAGGCGGCATTACGCTGGCCCAAGACCGCGAAGAAGACCCTCTTAACTTTGCGTATATTTTTAACCAAACAAATGTAACGCAAGAGGGTTTTAGTTACTCAGGCTCAAGCCTAAAAAGCCGACCAACTTGTGTTGCTGTTAAATACTTCGATAACAACCTTCGCGATTTTGCATATGAGTTAGTCGAGCTGCATGAAACATCATTCAAGCCAGTTAGAAAGTACGGCTACAACAAGCAGAACATCACAGCTTTTGCCTGCACCAGTAGAGCGCAAGCCAGACGTCTTGGTCTGTGGTTTCTCTACACATCGCATAATGAAAGCGAGGTTTGCAGCTTTGAAACAGACATGGCTGCAGGCATCAAGGTACGCCCTGGCGATCTGATCAAGATTGGTGATCCTGTTCGCGCTGGCAAGACTCTTGCAGGCCGAATCACGTCAGGGTCAACAACGACTTCAGTGAAGTTAGATCGCACGGCTACTGACATGTTTGGAACGTCAGTGCCAGCAACTTTTACTTTTAATGTCGTCTTGGCTGATGGCACAGTGCAGGTTGTTGCTGATTCAACGATCTCAGGCAACACTGTCACACCTGGGTCAACGCTGAACTTAGCGCCTCTTGCTGGTGCAACGTATGCAATCGGCTATTCGGACGTTGCCTTAAGTCTGTGGAAAGTTCTGTCCGTTGAGGAGAACGAGTCAACCTACGCTATTACAGCTTTGGCGCATGAGCGCGATAAGTACGGAGTTATCGAGGCATCTCATACTTTTACGCCACGCGATGTAACGCAACTGGCTGAAAAACCAGATCCAGTCACCAACCTTGTTTTGGTTGAAGAGCTGTACGAAGAAGGTGACAAGGTCTTGCAGCGTGTCAAGATCAACTGGCAGCAATCTGCACGGGCTCAGGAATATGAAGTCGAATACAAGCTCGACGACGACAAGCCTGTAAGACAAACTGTTACCACCACAGGTTTTGACATTCTTGACAGCGAGACGGGTGTCTATGAGGTCAGCGTTACAGCGATTGGTTATGGCTTAGATGTCGAGCAAACAGGCAAACGTCGTTCTTCTCGGACCACCGGCAAAATCACAACGGTTGGCAAGAGTACGCCGCCAAGCAACATTGCAAGCCTAAACATCACACCAATCGATCAGCACACGGCAGAGCTGCACTGGCCGGAAGCTGCTGATTTGGATGTTCGCAACGGTGGAACGGTTGAGATCCGGCACAACCCACGCACCACTGGGGACATTAAGTGGAGTGGCAGCGAAAAAATTGTCCCGGCTGTCAACGGCAGTTCAACCAGAAAGATTGTTCCGTTGCTGTCCGGCAATTACCTTGTCCGCGCAAAAGATTCGGTTGGCAACTATGCGGTTGAATCCGGCATCCCCAAGGTTTTGGTCGAGCTGCCAGAGCCTCAGGATTTAGAGGTTGTTCAGACCTACACAGAAAGCCCCAACTTCACTGGTACGTTTTCGCAGTCTTTCAACAGCGTCACAGAAGGCGGCATCACTTTGTCAGGCAAGGGTCTGATTGACTCGATTACTGATTTCGACTCTGTAACCAATCTGGACTTCTTTGGCGGCGTTCAAAGCACAGGGAATTACATCTTTGCCAACACGCTTGACCTTGGGGCGAAGTTTGACGTTGAGCTGCTGGCCAATCTGCAGATGAAGTCGATCAACCCTGACGACTTCTGGGATTCGCGCAGCAACCTCATCGACACTTGGAACGACATTGACGCTGACGACCTGTCAGAGACCAATGCTGAGCTGTATGTCAGAGCGACTAATGATGACCCCGGCGGTTCGCCTACTTACGGCACTTGGGAGCCATTTGCTAACTCCACAAAACGCGGGCGGGGCTTCCAGTTCAAAGTTGAGATGGAAACGGAGAACGACACGCAGGATCCTGTGGTCGAAACATTGGGCGTGTCTGTGAAGCTGCAACGCCGGACAGAACAAGAACGCAACATCAGCAGCGGCACCGGAGCGAAGGCAATCACGTTCCCATCTGCCTTCTACAGCACACCAAGCATCACGATTACGGCCACAAACATGGCAACGGGTGATTTCTTTGAGCTGAGCAGTGTTAGCAGGACTGGCTTCACCATTACGTTCAAAGCATCTGGCGGTAGCATTGTGGACAGGACATTTGATTATCAAGCCGTTGGCCACGGCAAGGAGATCACCTAATGGCTCAGGCAACTGATTATTCACTCGCTAACCAAAGCGGCAGTGCATTCCGTACTGAGCTGAACTCAATTCTTGGTGCGATCCAAACGCTTAACAGCGGATCATCAGCGCCGAGCAACTTGGTTGCTCACATGGTGTTTCTGGACACCAGCACCACACCGGCAACGCTCAAGATCCGCAACGCCGCTAACGACGGGTTTATCACGCTTGGAACGGCATCGACCAACTTCGGCTTGGTCAGTGCTTCTGGTGCGACGTTTACAGGCGACATCACGCTGAATGCGCAGTCTGATGTGCGATTTGCTGATTCAGACAGCAGCAACTATGTGGCGCTTCAGGCCCCGGCTACTGTCGCTAGCAACGTTGTTTTCACGCTGCCTGCGGCTGATGGAACGGCAAATCAGGCGCTGAAAACCGATGCAAGCGGCAACCTTGGCTTTGCGTCTTTCCTGCTTGCTACCGAAACCACTAATGGTCAGGTGGTTACAGGTGGTGTGCGTGGAGCGATTACAACGCTGACCGACGCGGCAACCATAGCGATCGATTTCGATGACAATAATAATTACAAAGTTGTTTTGGGCGGGGACCGAACATTAGGCAACCCAACAAATGTTGTCGAAGGCCAAACAGGGTTTATTGAGGTCCACCAAGATTCGACCGGCGGCAGAACACTGGCGTTCTCGTCGAACTATCGCTTTGTTGGTGGAACTGCACCGACAGTGACTGACACGGCAAGTGCTGTTTCAATCCTGGCTTATGCAGTCATGGCTGACGAAAAGATTATGATTACATCACACCTGGACGTGAAGGCAGCTTCCTGATGACGGTTCCTGGCAATCTTTCTTCCCCGCTGCTGGCTACTGCAACAGCGGCTGCTGCGGCTGCTGAGTACGTTATCCCCAAGTCGCTGAGGTTTAACAGTGGTGATAGTTCATATTTGAACAGAACTCCATCATCTGGAGGCAGTCGGAGTGTTTGGACTTATTCCGTTTGGGTAAAACGTCATAAGCTTGGCACCGAGCAACCGCTTTTACGGGCTAACGTTGGTACAAATGCTCAAAACACTACTGATATAGTTTTTCAGGCTTCAGACAAATTGCAGGTCTACACTACAATTAGTGGCAGTACAAATGCAAATAAACTTACTTCGCGTGTATTTAGAGATGTTGGTGCATGGATGCACATTGTCGTCTCTAACAGTTCACCTACTATTAAAATCTATGTTAATGGCACTGAGGTAACGGATTTCGACACAAATACAGTTCCAAGTTCTGCTTACGAGACTTTTATCAATCACACCACATCGCATTTGATTGGTCGTAATTTAGACAATGGAAGCGCATATAGCGATTTTTCCCTTGCCGATGTGCAGCTTGTTGACGGCCAAGAACTTTTGCCGACTGACTTTGGTGAAACGCGCAGCAGCGACGGCGTTTGGGTGCCGAAAGAATATAGCCCTGCGACTAGCCCTAACAATGGAACAACTTGGAGCAGCTTGGTATCTAATGCTGACTCAAGCTACCCAGCAACAAACCTCTTTGACGGAAGTCTTTCAACATATGCGGAAGGGACAAACGGTGGCGGCGATGTCACTTTTAGCGGTGGCACGATTGCTGGCACGACGATTGAGTTTTACGGCGGCAAGGCAGGCAGCAGCACTTTTTCCGTAAACGGTGTTGACAAGACTTCTCTTGTCCCGTCTTCAAGTGGTTGGTTCACTATCACAGGCGTCACGAGTATCACTGCTTTTGCTTTCAACCGAGGAGGGCCTGGCAACTATGTGGACTTGTTTGCCATTCGTGTTGATGGTGAGATCTTGCTGGATGGTCTCAATAACTCAAGCGGCTATGGCCGCAACGGCTTCCACCTGAACTTCAGCGATAGTTCAACGAATGAGGCGCTGGGTTTTGATTCCGCACCAACAACACCCGATCCTGATCCTAAGAAGGGGTTTGATGTTGTCACCTATTCGGGTAATAGTGGAACGCAAAATATCGGCGGTTTGGGTTTCGAACCTGGGCTGGTATGGATCAAGTCAAGGACATCAACAAACGGTCATAACATCTACGACACAGTGCGTGGGGCTAACA